CGTTGGTCCACCGCGCCCACACGTCCGCGATCTTGGTCAGGCTGGGCTTTTGAAACCCGCCCGTTTCCGCGGTTACGGCCCTGCTATACAGCGCGATTTTCAGCCGCAGATCGCCCGGGTTGCTGACCTTGCCGCCGATGATCATGCGCTCTCCTCGAGCTCGGCCAGCTCCAGCGCCAGCGCTTTCAGCTGCATCAGCACTGCCCGCAGCCCGAAACTGAGCGCATCCTCGGCGGATCCAGCCATGCCCGGGTTTTCATGCCATTTCACGATCAGCATCCGCGCCGCGGATTTCGCCTGCGGATAGGCTTCATCCGGATACTCCGCTCGCCAGTCCCAGCCGGTGGCGTCGTTGATATACGCGTCCACCTGGTCCAGGAGCTGCAGCATCAGGGCGTCATCCTCTTCGCAGCGCAGAACCGTTGCGGCTTCCTCGGCAGTCAGGATATGGGCCATTTTGGCGCTCCATCCGGGGCCGGACTTTCAGCCCGGCCCCATGTCCATTACAAATTTCCGCTTATGCCGATTCGGCAGCGAACTGCAGGTATTTCACCGGCGCCGATTCATTGGCGGATTGCTCGCTCGAGCCCTCGATTTCGGTCGGGGAGGCGAACAGGCCGTCTGTGCGAAAGAACATCAGGAACCCAACCTGCAGGTACTCGGCGAACCGTTCCTCCAGGCGCAGGATGCGAGTGTCCGCCATCACGTCGCGGATGAAATAGTAAGAAAAATCGCCGAACAGGATGCCCTTTTCCTCGGCAGCCGCCTCCGGCATGGCCTGATTGATCACATACGGATAACCCAAGATGGTGTCCGGCGCGTTCACCGCCAGGCCGGGCAGCCACAGCGGGCGGCCGTCCTCGACGGCCTTCATCTGCTTGAGTGTTAGCAGGGTTGTGTCGTGGAACATCCACTCGGCGTTGGCGCGATAGGCATCATCTACCGAATGCTCGAGGGCGATGAGGTCGGCATAATCGATAGTCAGCGAGGCGTCCAGAACGCCCGCTCCGGCCGCGGTCACGATGCCCTCCGGCTGGGTAGTCCCGTTGCCGATCGTAAAGTGGCGATTGGTGACGCGGCCGATGCGGGTGGCCAGCGCTTTTATTAGCCAACTCTCGATGTCGAATGCGGCATCCTGCAGCAGTTGGACCGATAACCGAACCATCTTCGAGGTGTACATATAAGCACCCAGGGTCTTGCTGCCGTATTCGGGATCGGTCCCGTCGGTATCGGTGTTCGAACCTTCCCCTAGGATCTCGCCTTCGTTGTGAGTGTCATCTACCAACGGGATCGGAAGCGATGCGCCAGTCGTTGTTTCGAGCTTGGTCGTGCGCGCCTTTCGCATCCCGCCCCAGGCTTTCATCGCCTCTACCAGTCGGCGGTAAAAATCCTCGGGTACCGTCGCCCCGGCGGAGCCGGTGGTGAGCAGTGCGCGGGTCTGGATATTGGCAGGGGTGGCCCCGTAATAGGGCTGCAGGACCGCCCGCTGCTCCGGTTTCATTCCGCCCAAACCGTATAACAGGTACGAGCGGTACGCCCGCTTGTACTCGTCGCTGTTGGGCAGCGGGCTCTCGGGCTGGTCGGCCGCGAAATTCTGGCCGTGCTGTTCGAACTTGGCGATATCGCCGCGCACAACCGGCGCCGGCGTCTCCTCCAGCTCGTTATCGATGGCGGCGATCCGCTCCTCGCGGTCGATGCGCGCCTTGAGATGGTCGATCTCCGCGTTGATGCGATCCCACTGCTCCCGCTCCTCGGCGGTGAGCTCGCGCTTTTCCTTTTCAGCCAGCGTGTGGATGGATTTGGCCTCCTCCCACAGGTTTGCGCGTTGCTGGCGTAATTCGATGATCGTAGGCATTTTTTATCTCCTGTCTCACATTGGTAAGCCGTTTTCACGGCTGATCGATTCCAACCTGCGCATCCGCTCGAGCGCCGAGTAGTGTCCGTCAGGCTCTGGCTCAGTGCCCGCCCCGGAGTGGTCGCCGGCGTTGGGCCCCGGCTCCAGGAGATAGGGTTGGTACAACTCTACAGCAGCGGCCAAAATTTGCCGCTGTTCGCTGGTCAGTTTCATCCCGCGCTCGGCGCAGCGCACTAGCCGCCGCGCCTCCTCCAGCGGGTCAATCTCACCATTTGGCATAACTAGAAAATAAGACCGGGCGCTGATCGAGGTGGCCTCGAAGGCCGGGAACGTCACCGGCGAGACCTCATACAGTTTGGCCTCTTTGATGGTCCGCACCGGCAGCTCTTTTTTATCTTCCGGGTAAAACCATTCCTGCTTGATTGCTTGAAATGCGATACTCATCTGCGACACGTCTCCGCGCTTGATCGAGGTCAGCGCATCCCGCCCCGCCTGCGTGTCCGGAGGAACGATCTCAGCTTTCAGCCCTTTTTCATCCTCGGCCAATGTGAGCGTGCCAGCCTTATTGCGTCCGAGCACCAGGTCGGTATTGTGATTCCACAGCGCGCGGATGTCGTTTTCGCGTATGGTCTTTTTGAACGCCCCGGGAGCGACCTGCTCGAGCCACCAGCCTGCAATGTCCGCTTTTTTATTGAATACGCTGGCATAGCCGACCAGCCTGGGCGGTTTATCCTGATCCTCGCGCAATTCGAAATCTTCGAACGGGATGTAGCGCAGTTCTTTTTCGTTTTTCATGGTCTTTTTATCCTTATCCTTCCACTGCTGCTCGCAGACCGCCGCCCGCTGTTTCTCATCGGGATATTCATCGTTCATCACGTCATCGCCCATGCAGCGGTCCATAAATTCATCGTGATCTTCGTCATTCTTCGGTTTCGGAATCGGCATCGTCGCTGCCCTCCTCATCCTCATCGCCCGGCTCGGGTTCAGGTTCCGGCTCGGGCTCCGTCCTCTGTCCGGCCTGATCCACCGGGATCATATTTCCGTTGACCAGGTACGCGTCCAGCCCGTCCACCGGATCCATGTTCTCCAGCACCCGGATATCGTTCCCGCTCAGCCAGCCGTTCTGCCTGGCAATCTGATAATTTTTGTAGCGCGTCTGCGCATCTCCGCGCAGCAGCCCGTCCACCAGGTGCTCAGCAAAGTAATCCTTCCGTTCATCCGCGCTCAGCAGCGTCTGGTGGATCGCCTGTTCCCAGCGCACCATCCAGCTGCGTAATGAATAGGTAATAAATCCGATGTTCTGCTGCTCGATCCCGGTGCCCCAGGAGGTGCTCTTTTCCACATCGCCGATCATATGCGGCGGTACTCTAAAAATGCGGGCGATCTCGCCCACCTGGAACTTGCGCGTCTCCAGCATCTGCGAATCTTCCGGCGAGATCCCGATCTGGTGCCATTTCATCCCCTCCTCGAGGATCATCAGCCGGTGTTTTTTGCTCAGCCCCTGGGTCTGCTGCTCGATCTGCGTTTTAATCCGTTCCTGCGCTTCTGGTGACAAATTGCCCGGGTGCTCGACAATCCCGCCCGGTGTCGAGTCGTTGGCAAAAAACCGCGCGCCGTATTCCTCCGAGGCCATCGTCAGCCCCAGCGCCTCGCGCGCCTGGGCGATCGGCGACAGCCCCAGCGGCGCCTGAACGTGCAGCACCCGGCTGGCGCTCAGATTCTGCGCGCCCTTTTCCGGCAGCCGCACCACATATACCAGATCATTCCGTGAATTGCGGCTCTCCGTCACCAGCCAGGGTGGGATTGGCCACAATTCCTTGACCTGGCCGGCGCCGTTGCGGACCACCTCAGCGTATCCGTGGCCGTAGAGCAGAACGTGCGCCATGACCAGCGAGCGAAAATCCACGCTGGTCTGCTCATCGTTTGGCCAGTCATGCAGCACGCTGTATAAGGTGTGAGTAACCGCCCGGGTCTTGCCGCGCTCCATTCTGCGGTACAGAATCAACGGCAATGAACCGATTGTCTCGGAAATGAGGGTCACGCAGGCATAAACGGCGGTCAACTGCATCGCCGTTGAAGGGTTGACGGCCCTGCCGGTGATCGACGCCGAGCCGCTGGAGAGGATATCCGCCAGCGCCTGCCAGTTGATCGGTACGTTTGGATCTTCGACGGTCGTGCGCGGCTCGATCATGCGAGTTAAGATGCTCATCTGCCACCCCCGATCGTGGTCACGGCAATCAGCACCAGACCAATCGCGATAAATGCGGCCGGGGGGTATATCATATAAGCCCCGGCGAATAACGAAGCTATGCCGGCGATGAAAATGATCAGGTCGAGGGAAATTCGCTTCGCAATTTTCATATAACGACCAACCCTCTCTCCTCATAAACGCTTTTACCGTTTGCAGAGGCGCCAGCCGATAGAGCATCGCTCCGGGCCTGCCAGGAAAGGATTCCGGCCATTGCCGCATCGATTTTATGAGGCGAATCGGCCCGCTCTTTGTAGATCACCCATAACGGTTCACCGTCCTCATCAACCATGTTTAGCTTTTTACGGACGGCATTACCGATGTGCCGGGAATATTTTTCATTTCCATCGTGGCTCAGTTCCCGCGCTAAAATCGCATTATTGAACGATTTGATCGCATATGCCATTTGCTTCATCCGATTAGTCCACCAGGCAATGACCCGTTTTTCTCCATACCGACCCGACCAGGTTGCCACTTGAGTTTCCCAGTAGGGTGGATCGCAGTACATCCGCCAAACATTCCAGATGCTGAAAGCCTCATCGACCGCGGCGCTCACCTCTTCCTCTGGAACTTCCCATTCATCCACTTTTTCGGGTTTTTCCCACAATCCGACCAGCCATTGATAGCCGGTTTGCAGATGGGTGGCCACGATGGCCGTCGAATCTCGCCAGCGGGCTCCATCAAAACCTAATGTGATCGTGTCTCCTGGTGGAGGTACAAATTCTCGCTTGAGAGAGGCCCAGATCTCGTAGTCAAAGGCTCTCTCCGAACTACGCACCAGACGGTTGAGCCATACGCGCTCCAAGTACGATCGGTCGGCTGTGGGATCGCGCCACTGCTCGCAGATCGAATCAATGTCGCTCCAGGCAGCCACGGGACCGCTCGCTTCCAAAACAGCGGCTCTGATTCCCTCGGGTGTTTCCAGGTCGTGATGATCAGATGCCTGGCGGTGGAAGAAAAACAAACGGCTATCCTGAACTTCACCGCCGGCCACCTTGCGGGCATATTCCATCGTATCCTCAGCGATGGACCCCTCTCCTGGCGAGGGTGCCGTGGTTACCTCGAGACTCCACGCATCCGCACGATATCGTTTTGGAATATTGGCTAGCATGGTGCGATGTGCATTTTTTAACCGCGGAGCTGTCCATCGATGCGTTTCATCACAGACCTGAAATGTTGTGCGAGCTCCGTCTCTGGCATCTGGAGAGGAAGATAACGATACCGCTTTCCCGTCTCCACCAATGCGCATGATCCGCTCGATGCCGATATCGAAATCCTCTGCGACTTTGCTGTACATCAAAATGATTCGCAGAGCGCCATAAGCGAGCTCATCAGACTGCTCTTCTGTATATGCCACCAGCGGGATATATGGATCGATCAGGCCAATCCCGACCGGCTCGCCATTCGCATCAAACCCATCGCAGCGGACCGGGCCATCAGGATGCAGCTCTACAGCGGCGATCAACGCCGCCAGCTCCGTTTTCGCTGATCCTTTACGCAGGCTGAGAGCGACACGCTTAAATCGACGCCTTCCAGCCCATTGGTGGTCCTGGGGATAAACTTCATACATGCGGTAAATGAGTGCACGTTTTTCCTGGTCCAATTGGACCGGCTGACCACGGAGATCGCCTGGACCATGCACCAGGTTCTCCTCGATCCATGCGCACACCTGCCGCCCCAAGCTGGGGAATGGGCTCTGATCCTTGGGTACCATCAGCGTGGTCATTCGTCTAGCACTCCCCGTGGATCTACAGCGTCTATAACTTTTGCCCTCTTAATCCGGTTGATCTCGCGGCGGTCTTTCGCCTCTTCGGTTTGTACAACCGTCCATTCCAGCCTTCGACGGCTGAGAGGCGTTAGACCAAATTCTCGCTCCAACAGGCGGATCTCCTTGGCAGTATCCACTTTCATCGTTTTCCAGTAGATATCGACCAGAGATACCAGCCTGAGCAGGGCGGGCAGGTCCGCCCTCTGATATTGATTGCTCACGGGCGACGACCAAATGATCCGCCAGAACATCCTGGCAATGGGGTGCCATTTTTCATCGCCGGGTAATGCTGGCAACTTTGGACGCCCACGATCAATCAACGCATCCGACGGTAGAATTGCCCGTGTGGTTGATTTATTCCTACGTTGCCGGATAGCCGGATCTTTGGGCAATGGGCCAGCCATAGTCACATCCACCATCCTGTACATAAAATTTTCTGAGGCCCTCGCCGCTCGACAACTCCCACTTTCTGAACTTTAGATGGGGCCATACCTAGATCAAACGATGGTTGACCACAGATAGTTGCCCCTTTGAGTTGATTACACTTTCTGCATAAAGTTTGTACATTAGCAGAAGTGTGGGGGCCGCCTAATGACAGAGGAACAATGTGATCGAGCTCTGGTGCTTTATCATCTATTGTCCCGCGCAATTTCTTCGGTGTCTTTTGTCCGCATAATCGACAGCGCCATCCATCTCTAATAAATATAATAATCGGATCAATTGATTCGGCCTTCCCATTATTTACTCTATGGGCACGCCGCTTTGCTTTAGCAATTCTTTTGTTTCTTTTATCGGCACAGTCATCAGAACAATATTTTTTACGCTTATCACCATAAGTAGTTACCACCTGACAGTCGCATTCAATACAGGTGAATTGACGTGGAGTTTTACGTTTTTTGCTTAAATTGTAGGCATATTGTTTGAGACAATTTTCATCGTTACAAACTTTCTGATTTATTCTGTTCTGTTTGAAATCATGTCCACAAATGGGGCATCGAATGATCTCCAAGCCCCTTTTCTGTGGTTTACATTTATCTGAGCAATATATCTGATAATGTTTTGAAGAGATAAAGAAATTACCACATTTTTTACATGTTTTTGAGGCTTTATTTTCTCTCTCCCTTATATTTCTTGTCCCATTTGGCCCGCGTTCTTTTTGATGATGAGCTCTATTTCTATGCGCAGAACAACAATATTTTTGATTTAGGTGATTTGAGACAAAATTGATTCCACAAAAAGCGCAGGTTTTCATCGTTCCCCCCGACGATTTTCAGTGTTCGTTATCCGAGAATGGCAGGAGTGACATAATGATTCAAGCTGAGACGATAAAAATACCTGGCGATTTCCACGGTGCGGATTTATATGATGAACGTCAGTAGCGGGAACATATAATCCATTGAGCAAGCATTCCTCACACCAGGGGTGTTCAGCGAGCCATTTGCGACGCCGCGCCTGCCATTTTCGATCATATAATCGCTGCCGCTCAGGATCGTGTTTGTTCCCGATCTCTCGCCGGTGAGAATCACAATATCCAGAGCTGACCAAATTATGACAGCCTATTTGAGAACAGGTTCGAAGCGCCGGCTTTGGCATTACTAAACTAACTCCATATAAACCTTGCCTCCATAGCGATAAGCAGCCCATTTGCCAGGCTCGATCTCTACCCACACATCCGAGCCAGCCAGGCCAGTGATATCGACCAGGCTGCCTGCCTGCAAACGACCCACTGCAGGGTAGCCAGTGCCTGGACCAGATCGCACATTTAAACTATCAACCAACACCCGCGCCCTCAGCGCTTCCGGCATAGGAACAGGCGCAGGTACAGGCACAGGCGCTGGGGGTGTAGCCCAGCTGGTA